TCGTTGTTACCTATACATTTTACACCTTGATAAAGCACTTCTATTTTTCTTTCTACTCTGTCAAAATTATCATTAGCAGGTGGATTAAATGTATCTGGTTTTTCTAATGCTTTTTCTAAACCACTATCAGTTTGTTTTATTTTAAAAACTTGAGTGTTGTAAGTTTTGTATTCAAAAAATAACATTTGAATAGTATCAGGATCGTATGTTTGCCAACCATATAATCTTTCACTTTGATTACCTTTAGATTTTGATATTTTTTCTAATTGATCAGGTGTTAAATGTGGAAATTGTTTTGCTATTTCTGGTATAGTTAAAGCTTTAACCTCTCCTACATAATATATATCTTCAAAATTAGGATCATCTGTATAAGAATAAATAAGTCTAGCGGGATCTACATAATCAACTGTAACTCCATTTGCTTTATTCCATTGTGTTTTTACAGCACCAATACCTAAAGTAACTAAATCATATACAAATCTTTTTCTTGTATTTTTAAATTTATTTTTAGCTAATGTATTATCAATAACTTCTTCTTGAGCTATTTCTACAGACTGTTTATAACTTAACTGCATGTGTAAATCTAACTCTTCTTCGTTTTCTGGTAAATTAGCGGGATCAGGACTTTGGTATTCACTAATACCTAATGTGTTTTGTAGTTTTTGTAAATAAGGTTTTGCAGCCATATCTTGTAAGATAGCTGAAGCATAGTCTGTTCTTTTCTTTAATGAAACTGGATCTTGAGCGTATGCTTGTATTTCAAAATCTTTTTCTGCTAAACCATTTACAACAATGTCCACAAATTTAGAAATAACAGGAACAGGTTTCCAGTCTAAATTAAGATAAGACATGTCACCATTAATAGCTAGTTCATCTTTATATTTTTGAACTGGTTGTTCACCACGCGCATACAATCTTAATGTATGAAATTGATTATATGAAGCGGCAAATCTAGTTCCACTACCACCCTGTCTCCACCATTCACTTTCTATAGCTTGAGCTACCTGTCTACCATAATCGATAGAGGATTTTTCAGCGTCTGGCACTACTTGGCTAGGAAATGCACTATTTGGATTTGCGTATATATTCATTTACTTAATTATTTTTGAAACCAGTCCTTTATTATTATATTTCTTAATACCTAAATCTATTGGTTCACGTTTTCTTCTACTCACAGGAGCATATCTATTTTTATTACAAGCCATTAAAGCTAAACCTGAACTAATAGAAGCATCATGACTTGTTCTATTATTTATATCAAATGCAGCCCAGTCTTCTAATGTGCGTTGAAAATAAACGCTTCCATAAGAATCACCGTTAAAACCTACAGCAGCTTCTATATAAGATTCAATAGCTGCAGCATGAGCTTGTTTTATATCTTCACTAGAATTAGGTATTCCACCTATTTCTCTTTCAGTTACAGATAATTTATTCCATCTTTTATCTGGTCTGTTCATTGCAAAACCTCTATAACCTCTACGTTTAAAATGATATAATAATCTTGGCTTATTATTTTCTACCAATATTGGCATACCATAAAAAACACAAGCCATTAAAACATCTTCAAAAAATATTTCAGCTGTTTGTGGTCTTGCTATATATTCTAAGAAAAAATGATCAGCTGGTGCTTCTTCCATGCTAAACTTAGTAAGTCCATGTAAAGCTCCATTAGAACCTCTTTTATCTACTGTACCTGATATATCATATGGGTCACAACCAAATGCACCTATGTGATCATTACCAGGATATTTTATACCGTTTTTTTCAATATATCTATTTTGTAAGTTTTTATTAGGTATCCATGTTATATAAAATCTACCTTGATTATTAGGAGCAAATATAACTCTTGTGTCTTTTATACCGTTTTCCCATAAAAAATTACCTTGAGTAACTAATGTTTTGTTATTAGCGTCTTCGTTGAAATCTATTTGTTGATATATTTTTGTTAAATTAAATAGAGAAGATTTAGATTCATCTCTAAAAGCATGCTTTGTTGTACGAGGGAATTGCCTGTAAAATTCGTTTAAAGCATCTTGACTGTTTTTTAATCCATCAACCTCATTTTCCCAGTATTCCACAACTCCGATGTCAATGAATTGTCCATCTGGTCCTTCAACTTCATTTGATGGAGTGTCGAAGACAGGTATGCCATAAGAATCAATGTATCCTTCGTAGTTCCATTCCATAGGTATGAACAAACTATATAATCCCGAGCTAGTCTGTCCATTGCGGTTTCTTTTAGTAACATCTGATTCATCATATAATTTTTTAAAGTTTCTACCACCCTTGTCTAAAGCGTTAGATGTTGATCCCATCATACATTTACCAATAATTCTTGAACCTAATCTAAGTGTAGTTTTTGTTACACGCCAGTTGTTAAGAATATTATTTGGTTTTTCCCATTTACCAGATTCATCATGAACTAATAGTTTTAATTTTTCACCATCATAACTATTGTCTCCAGTATTTTTCCAGTCAATAGTTGTGTCTAGTCCTTGTAAATCTATAGCTTCGCTTCCAGCTTCTATACTTCTTCTTGTAAATTTACTAGCAGGTACTCTATATGCTAGTTCTGTTTTAGGTCGATCCATACCATCTTGAATCGGTTTAAAAAAGAAAGGATAATTTACTGATATAGGAACTACTTTATCTGTAAACATTTTTTTAGCGTCAGGACCAGTTTTAGATAATATACCATATCTTGAATCACTAGATATTGTAGCTAAATTTACTACTTCTCCAGAAGCCATAAATGAAAAACCAGAACGACGGTTTTTAAGATAACACATTCCATAACATCTTGTATCTGCTTTACAAGCTTCCCAAAATATAAAAAACAATCTATTTGCCTCTCTAAAATCAGGAGCTCCAACATCAATTTTACTCCATTGTAAATACATGTAATGAGTACCTGTTAAATATGTAGGAACATCTTTATTATAAAACCAAAAACCTTCTTCTCTTCGTTTGAATTCTTCATCTATATAATC